ATGGCGACGATCGTGAAGCGTCCAAAAAGGGACGGCAGTTTCTCATATCTAGCGCGTATTCGCATTGCGCGTACTGGTCAACCTGACTACTCAGAGTCTAAAACATTCCCTAAAAAGGCGATGGCTGCCGAATGGGCCAAACGTAGGGAGCTGGAGTTGGCCACACCGGGTGGGGTGCTTACTGCGAAATGGAAGGGCGTTACTTTACACGATGCGATTGAGCGCTACCTGCATGAATTTGCCGATGGAGCAGGTCGTAGTAAGAGAGCCACCATTGAGCAGCTCCGGCGCTTTCCGATCGCTCGCGTCAAAATTACTGAGCTCAGCAGTGAGCAGCTAATTGATCATGTGCAGATGCGTCGGCGTAGTGGCGTGAAAGCGTCTACGGCATCGCTCGATATGACCTGGTTAGGCATTATCTTAAAAACAGCCGTGGCTGCCTGGCGTATGCCTGTCAATTTGAATGAATTTGAATCGGCAAAGTTGCTTCTGAATAGCAAAGGGCTAACTAGCCGGCCTGCATCGCGGGATAGGCGGCCAACAGCCGACGAAATTGAGCGGTTACGGGCTTACTTTGTTCGCTCTCAAAAGATCCGGCCGAATGCGCTTATTCCCATGGAAGACATTATGGATTTTGCGATCGCCTCAGCGCGCCGGCAGGAAGAGATTACCCGGCTCACTTGGGATGATTTGGATACAGAGGCGATGACCTGCTGGGTGCGTGATGCCAAGCACCCACGGCAGAAGTGGGGCAACCATAAGCGCTTTAAGCTCACGCATGAAGCGATGGCCATCGTCCAGCGGCAGCCACGTAAAAAAGATGAGCCACGCATCTTCCCCTATTACGCGAGATCCATTGGCACCCGCTGGCGTGCAGCGACGGAGTCAAAAGGCGTTGAGGATCTGCGCTTTCACGATCTCCGTCATGAGGCTACGTCGCGGCTGTTTGAGGCGGGTTATGAAATCGTGGAGGTGCAGCAGTTCACGCTCCACGAGAGTTGGGATGTGTTGAAACGATACACGCATCTGAGGCCGGAAACACTGCAGCTGCGTTAGTCTTATACCGTTATTTTATGTCAGAGAAGGCCGCCCGAAAGGGCGGCGTGATTAATCGGGGCAGCCATTACGCTCACACTTTCTAACACGGGTATGACAATCCTCCAGTTTGCCTTCTAGTTCCTTGATTCGTTTCACCAGAACATCCTCCCGCGGCAAAGCGCGGCTTTCTAGTGCGCGTATGAAGGCAGCAAGCCGTTCAATTTCGATGCTGGAGAGCGCGCGCTTGCTGGCTGCAGTAAGGGTTCGCTCAATAATACTGTCCACGTTAGTTCTCCAAATTATGTGTGGAGGTAGCGCTACCTTTATGGGCACTGGCAAGCTTACCAACTTCATCCTGCTTCACCAGCGGTTGAGTGGGTATTCCAATCACGTTATTAATCTGACGTAGCTGGCAATGCAGGGTATAGCGCTCATGTGGTCCTTGCGCTTGATCTAACTGGCGAGCACATGAACGGCTTTGTTCCTGCAAAATCAACAGGTAGCGAAACTTGGGTGTATCGCCAATCTCTGCTCGCACCTCTTCCAGCGGGCGCACGCTATTGGCCTGTTGCTGTAATAACTCAATCGCTTGACGTTCGCGCTGGATAAAGTAGTGGCGCACACGACGGCCCATGGCGTTGTTTTCGATCATGGCCAGTTCTTTGGCCATACCTATTGTGAGATGGTAATCGACTCGATTGTGTCCACCACGTGGGTCTCTATTTTTTGCTCCCCCGTTTTGGGGAGCAAAGTTTGTAGGTGTTTGGTTCTCCAAATTGGAGGGATCAAAATCGGAATTCACTTTGCTCGCCGGATTTGGCGAGCAAAAAATTTGTACAGTGACGTAATCTTCAGCCTCAATGAATCCGTACTGCTCGATGCGGCCTCTTATCCAGTTCGAAAAGTCGCGTCCCACTTCCAAAAATTCATGCAGGTCGCGGGCGTTGCAGAGTAATTGCTTGCTTTCAGATTGAAAAACAGGGATCAAATGACTATTCATGATTATCTCCATGAGTGGTGGGCGAGTAGGCCGAGGGCGATAGAGTGGTGAGCGCGTAAATATCGAAGTAGGAGTCGGGCGCGCCGGCTACATGGAAGCCGGCGCATGTCTCACTCATTCACCATCTTCCACTGCTCCCTCGCCTCGGCACGTCTGGCATCGATGTATTGCGCCAGGTCGATCGCGCTGACCAGCCAAGGGCTTTTCTGGGAATCCCCTGCACGATAGGCGGGTACCGGTAAAGCCTGGGCGCCGGCGCGGAAGGCGGCGGTGCGGGGGCTAATGCCGAAGAAGCGCGGGGCGACTTCCTCAAGTGGAAGCTCTGTGCGGCCGTTGAATTCGGCGAGCAGTCCAAAGTATGTGTTCATTGCTGTCTCTCTGGGCGCTGCTTCCACTTCAGGAAGCGTTGGCGAATGCGGCGGAAAGTGGCCGCGGCGGTTGGGTTATGGTCTAACTCGACCCGGCTTTGGATCAGGCAGGCGGCGCAGAGCCAGTCCCGAGCGTCTTGTTCGTTGTGAGTGCCGTCGGGCAGAGTGCTTGCGTCGATCCCAAATTTGGCGCGCCGGCGGCGGTCTAGGTAGAGCTGAAATGCTCGATCCTGGCAGAGCATGGCGGCTTGCCTGGCGAGCTTGCCGCCCTTGGCCTGTTTAGCGCACATGCCGCCTCCGTTGTTCACGAATCCCTTGGCACTCAATGCACGTAGTGGCCCATGGGGCGGCGTTGCGGCGTGCCTGGGGAATCTCCTGGCCACAGTCTTCGCACTCCGGGTTTGGATTGGGAATGTACAGCGAAAGCCGGCTACTCAAGGCGGCCTCCATGCGGCGTTCCATGAGTTCGGTGGCGATGTCGGCGTTGTCTGCCATGGTTACTGTGCCTCTTGTTCAATAGCGGCATAGCGCTGCATCAGGCGACCACCGTTGCATACATAGGTGTGGGGCTCATCGGAGGCGCGGATGCTCCACTCAATTAGCGTTAGCGCAGCCTCCTGTAGTTCGCGATCAATCAAGCGCAGGCGGGTGGGGTCGAGTGGCCAGGCGGCTCCGTTGTAAACGGAGAGCAGCACGCGGCGGCAATGTTGGCTCTGGCCAGACGCCCCATCGGCGACCTTTATAAGACGTAGCAACGCTTCCGGGCCTTCTTCGTCGAGCTGTGCGCGCTTATGGTCGGCTTCGACTTCGGCGGCGATCATTGCCTCCTGAGCTTCACGGTTGCGTTCGCGTAGGCGCTGGGTCACCAGTGGCATTGAGTGGTTGGTCGTCATCACAGGCTCCTTCATGCTTGAAACACCCAGCACTTCACGCTTCCGCCGTTAAGGCGTACACGGGAGTTCACGGTGCGGTTGGAATCGATAAATTTGCGGGTCTTGCTGCTTTTCAGGTAACGCTTCAGCTCGCGCATCTCCGGGGTGCGCAGCTTGTATTCGGCGCAGGTGCGCTCGAAGTCTTTAAGATTGATGGCGATCAGGTCGCTGCCCTTGCCGTAGTGGTTCAGCATCGGGTCGTCGCGCAGGCCCTCGATGTAGTCGAAGGCTTCCCAGAATTCAGCGACCAGCGGGTGGTCGGCGTTGATGGATTGCTGGCGTTCGCGGGCCATTTGCTTCACGTGGCCCAGGGCGATATCCAGGGTTTGCTGGTCGAAGAGATCCAAGCCTTCCGGCCCCAGGCACTCCACCAGGGCCATCAGTTGGCCGTGGCACTTGGCGATCCGCAGCACCTTGATATCCGGGTCATCGGCTAACTGGTCGGCGTAGTGGCGGGCGCGTTGGGTGATCAACGCCAGCAGCGCGGCCTCACGTTGGGCCACTGCCAGGGCGAATTGACTAACGTGTTCGATCTCGGTGCGTTCCAGCGCCTCGGCGAGTGCCTTGGTCTGTTTGTTCTGGCCTTCCCGGGTAAAGTGCAGGTGGCAGATACGGGTTTGGATAGCCTCGCCTGCCTGCACCGGGGCGTTCTGGCTGATCACGATGCTGCCGCGGAAGGGCGGCTCGTAGGTGTCGTTGCCGCTGTTCTTTACGCCACGGGCGCGGATCGAGCGGCCGTTGAAGGCGGTTTTGAGTTCATCCCAATCGAACTGCTTCTGTTTGGCGCCGCCTTCCTGCTCGCGGTCGGATTCGATCAATACCACCGGCAGGTTGCTCACCTGGGCGAAGTTGCGCGAGCGTGCCGGCATGGTGGCCTTGCTGGGGTCGAATCCTTCATAGTCGCGCCGGCCGCACAGCTTCCACAGAAACTCGATCAGCGTGGATTTACCCGCGCCGGCTTCGCCTACAATCTCCAGAAACGGGAAGCTGCCCATCTCCGCACGGATCTGCTCGGCCAGCAGGCTGCCCAGCCAGTAGCCCAGGGCGATGACGCCGCGGGTACCGAAGGCGCCCAGCAGCTGCTGTGTCCATTCGGTGTTGAACGCCTTGCGATCGGGGTTGATGTGCAGCGCGACGGATTGGCTGAGGGTTTTCAACTGGCGGCGGGGGCCTAGCTCAAAGAAGTCCTCGCTGTTGATCGGCACTACCTTGCCACCGGCCACGGCAATATCGCCGAACACATAGGCGCCGTGCTCCTTGCTGTAGCCAATGAAGTCGATGGTCTCGACGGTTTTGATGTTGCCGATCTGATCCTGCAGCAGGCTATCCAACTGCTGGCTAGTACCTGTCCATACCGCACCTGGCGCAACGCCCAGCAGGCGCTTTTTGTACTCCGAGGCGGATGCCAATTGGCCACCGCTAAAGGTGTTCTTGATCGGCGGGCGGCCGTCGGGAAACTCCACGCGGTAGTAGTACCAACTTTCATCAGTCACCGCGTTGGCCTGGTAGTAGAGCGCTGTGGGGTAACAGGAGCAGATCCGCTTTACGCTGCCGGATTGCTCCAGGGCAGCGTCGCGCAGGGCGGGGTCGATCTGCCGCTGGTCTTCACCGTCCAGCCCATCGGCGCGCAGGGCGCGGTCGAAGGCGTCCATATCCAGCTTCCACCACCACAGCTGGCGTTTAAACTCGAACCAGAACTCCCGCTGCTCGCGACGCTTGTAGATCAACAGCGCCTTGGCCATGGCCGTGGGGGCCAACAGCAGGTCGCCGTGGTAGCGGTAGGTTTCCAGGTGTTTCTCGGTGAGCTCGTTGCGCTGGTGGGCATCGTTCCAATCGTGGTCGGCGCTGGGGATCTGCGCGGCGTCGCAATCCCAGCCTGCAGCACGGGAGCGCCTTACATGCTTGTGAATGGCGTTGTGGCCAGCACGGTTGTTATCCAGCGCCCACACCAGGGTGGGGCGGCTGGTACCGACTTGGTGGGCGGCATCCGAAAGGGTGTTTAAGGCTTCATCCGGGTAGTTGCCGCAGCTCATGGCAGAAACAGCGGCGATGCCGTGATGGTAGAGGGCGATGGCATCAAAGATGCCCTCTACAATCCACACCTCGCCAGCGGCGACCAGATCCGCCGCGGTGAGCGCAGGCGGGCACCACCACTGGCCTTTATAGCGGCCAACGAAATTGGCCTTCTGCTTGCCGAAGCGCTCCGGGTTATCTAGCAAGCGCTCCCAGTAAGCGCCGCCGGGCAGGGCGAAACGCACGGTGGCAGTACCGCCGATCTCCGGCTTCCAGTAGCTCTCCTGGGTGTACCAGCCCTGAATGCGGGCAGGCTCAAAGCCGCGGCCGTCGCGCAGGTAGCCATCCGCCACCGGCGTTGTTGAAGTGGGCTTTTCACCTGCCTTGGTGCTGTAGCGCTCGCTCCAGGAACGGAACAGATCCGGGAACAGCGCTTTCACGTGGATCTGTGCGCCACAGTTGTTTTCCCGCCCGCACTTCAGCATCCACGGCGCATCGGCGTTGATGTACGCCTCGCGCTTACCGCACTCCGGGCAGCGCACCCGTTGCAGGTAGGGGCCGCGCTCGATCGCCTCAAAATCGCTGATTAAGCGCGCAACAATGTCCTGGCGCAGCGATGAATTCACGCTCGCCTCCTTATTTAACAATGTGAAGGAGCTGGGTCGGGTTTTAGCTCACGACGCCTGCTGGGCCGTTATTGCTCCCTTTAGGCGGGGCACAAAACCTAGACCAGTAGCGGAGCTGGGGTCGTGGTGGAAGTGGGAGATGGGCTGCCTTATTCATCAGCTGATTCCTCGTAGTGTTCGTCGTTTGCGGCCAATCGATTAAGGTCAATTTTCATTAGTTGGAGTAAGCGAGGGGCGAAGGGCAGATCCACATTTGGATTCGGCATATCGCTGGGGGTTAAGGTGTTCAGCAACTGAAAACCCACCTTGCCTCGAAAGTTGCACTCGACGTTGCGGCACTCCATCACTCCTTCGCGGTACACCAGTGTTAGTGCCTCACTATTGCGGGTACGCATGTTGTGGCTGCAATGGGGGCAGGGCATACGGTGCTTGGAAGCGGTCGACATCAATGGTTTCTCCCTACGGGGTAAAGGGCGCGGCCACGGCCGGTGAGCCCTTGGGAACCTCGACGAATGCGGCGACGCAACAGCCACTCAGCCGCTTGTGCGCGTGTCTCTAAGCCTTGCTGTTTGCGAACGGCGTCAAGCACGGCGATGGTTTGCTGGTCGAGATCCATCGGTTGTTCCGGCATGGTTACCTCGGATGCGCGGTGGATATGTTCCTGGCCTCACATAGCCCGTTGGGCGATGCTCTCGGTAAGGCCAGCGAGATCGATGCCTAGCACGTCACTGGCTTCCTTCATCAGCATCTGGCGCATGATTTCGGCCTTGGGCACGCCGTTGTAATCGGCATGGGCCTGGATGATGGCAAGCTCATAGTCATCTAGGTAAACGGTGGCTTTATGGGAGCGAACTCGCTTTGGATCCTGGTACATGTTGGAGTCCTTATGCAGCAGGTAGACGAAATGGGTTACAGAAGCGGCATTTGGCTAGGTTTTAGACTGACAGCGCTAAAGTCGGACAGTGGCTTACCCACCATGCGATATAGGTCGCGCAGCTCATCCAGCAATATGTGTTGGTGGAAGGCATTGCGACAGCGCATCAACTCGCGGGTTACGGTGATAATTTGCCGGGAAAAGCCTAGTCGCTCTTTAACAGGCACTTGGCCAAAGAAGCCTTGCTTGCGCAGCGTGGGCAGAACTTCACCGCATACCCAGTTGGCAAATTCCACTGCCTGGGGCTTGTTAGAACGGAATAGCACCCTATACACAGCGGCTTCAGAGAGAAATAACACCTCGCCTGAGCCCCTTTGCCCCTTGAGATATAAGGGGCAAATCCACTCTTCAGGCACTCCTCTAAGGCTCCCTCGCTTGTTACTCCAGGTAATTTCCAAGGCGTCGAACACATCCTTGGCGCAAAACCACGCTTCGCCTTTTTCATCGGTGGCGGTGCGTACCTCAGCCTGCTGGAACAGAAACGGCGTGGCGAGCGGCTGCATATCGGTAGAGATGTTCATGGGTCGCTCCTTATTCGGCATTCAGCGTGTCTTGGTCGTACTCGGCGATGCCGCGCAGCATGAGCATCCGGCCGGTGGCCGACATCGTGCGCATTTCCAGCTCCTGAATGCGCTTCAGTTCCTCCCGCTCGCTTTTCGTGAGGTGAATCATGACGGGGCAGTTACACCCCTTGGGGGCATAAATTGGCTTTGGGGTAATGGTGTTAGTGGTGGCCATGGGTTAGGCTTCCTTAATAGAGTGAAAGACTTTGAACGAGACCTTGATCAAGGGGGCTTAGCGCTCGTAAAGGCGCACCAGCTTGCGCTGCAGGAAGTGTTCATCCATGTAGGTGCGCAGCTCGCAAAGCGCGTCTTCCACCTGCTCGATAGGGGCGTTTTGGGCCAGCATCGTGGCAGCGAGTTGGCCCACGGCTTGGGCGGTGGTGCGCTCTTCTAGCGCTTCTATATCCGCCAGCGGATTAGGCGTGTTAGTGCCGCGGTTCAGTGCGGTTTCGATATTGCGGCGAGTGTGTTCAGAGCAGCGGTCAAGCTCGACCTCGACCCCGCGGAACAGCGTGGTCTGAGTGGTAGGCATAACAATGGTGGCGAAAATGGTGACCATGGCATTGGTTCCCTTAGCTATCTGTAGTGATGTGAAAGACATGAATAGAATGGTTCAGAAAAATGAACCTGTCAATAAGGATGGTTCATAAATATGGTCATTGGTGAGCGCTTAAAAGAAGAACGTGAGCGACTTGGACTGAGCCAGACGGCTCTGGCCCTGATTGGTGGTGTCGGAAAAACGACCCAGATCAAATACGAAAAAGGCGCTAGTAACCCTGATTCTTCCTATTTGTCGGCGGTTTCTGATGAAGGCGTTGATATTTTTTATGTGCTCAAAGGCCACCGTTCAGGAACAGCAACGGCCCAACCTCTTGGGGTTCCGTTAAGTGAACCATCGCAGAATCTCTCGCCGGTGAAGATGTACGACATCGAAGCGGCAGCGGGCGCTGGCCGTAGCTTTGAAGGCGAGCCGGTAAAAACCACGCTGTATTTTTCCAGGGATGAACTGGCCGAGCAGGGGCTAGATCCTGCCCAGGTGGTGGGCATCAAAGTTCGCGGCGATTCGATGGATGACACCTTGGCCGATGGGGATTGGGTGCTAGTGGATCGCAGTAATCGTGACCCTAAACAGGAAGGTGTGTTTTTGCTGTTGGTGAGTGGGGAACGGCGGATTAAACGAGTGCAGCGCCTGGCGGGCGGCGCGCTGTACTTGATCAGCGACAACGAGCACTACCAGCCGGAAATGATCAAGCCGCAGGATATGCATGATGTGGAGATTCTGGGGCGGTGTGAGATTCGGATTGGGCGGGTGGTTTGATATTTTATTTCAAATAAATAAAAGGGTATAGGTATGGGGAATGTTGTTTCTTTTCATAAAGGTATTGATAGGCTAACAGCCGAAAATCTTATTCGCATTGATAAGCCGGTGGATGAAGGTATTAGGGCTTTGACACAACCTTGCTACCTTAGATGGTCAGACGGAACTGAAAGCCAAGCTTACCTAAAAATATTCGGCTCTAACCTAGGTACTTGTATTATTAATGAGATAACTGGGTTTTTGATAGGTAAAGCTTGTAATTTACCACTTCCTAACAAATTAGGTATGCTGCAACTTCCTGAAGATTTTGTAAAAGCTAATCAGTGTTGTGAATGGGCTATAGCAGTAAGCGAAGTGCCTGGTAAAACACTTAAAATGATTTATAAAGATGTAGGAGTAGATAGCTTTGCTCCTATCTTTGACCATCTTTTTGAATGGTCAAGAATTGAAGATGTCTTGGCATTTGATGACTGGATTGCTAACGGAGATAGGAATATTGGCAATGTGGTAATAGCTGGGTCAAGTTCTTATTATCTAATTGACCATAGTGATGCATTAGTTAAGTCTAATTGGAGTATAGGCGACCTAGATCCAAGTAGACAAGTTGATAGTGTTTTGGCAGAAGGTTATAGATATAATTCACGTGCATGTAGTGATAAGAGAACGAAGCTTGTGATTGCTGCTTCCACACATTCTAAAGTATATTCTGATATTGCTAATGGTATTGAAGAAGTTTGGCAGGACTGTTTGCGCCTTATGTTTGGTGATGATTCTGATAAGGTTTTTAATGCGCTTAAAAACTTCATTCAGGAAAGGGCAAATGATGGAGCTGCACGAATACAAGAAAATCCAACGCTTTTAAAGGCGAGCTAAAATGATTAATTTAGAGTCGTTAATTAGTTCAAATTCTTCTAAAGATAGTGTTAATGGTGACTGGTATGTCATCCAGTGGAGCCCTGAGCCTCGAAATGGTGAGCGCTTTAATTTGGGCGTGGCTGTAAGTCATAGCGGTGGAGATGTTGATTTTAAAGTTCTCGATTTTTTTAATAGATTTGAATGTGTTTATGGTAAAAGTAGTGAAGCTGTGTTTCATGCACAATTAGCAGTAGAAGTTATTGAGCATTATCTTGACGAAAGGCGAGAGGATAACTTAGTAGTTATTAATCAAAACCCTCATTTCTTCATTGATAAAAGAGGTGTTGTAAGAGGGGAGGATGTGCATGTTTTAGTAAATCAACTTTTTGATGAAATGGTGCCAATGGGAAGGCCAGAGGAAAAGCTGTTAAGAGCTACCAGTGTAAGCAGAACAAGGGCTGTAAATGAGGTTAGAAGAATTTTAAGGTCAAGAATGGGTAGTCTTAAGAACTTTATGCCTTCGAATCCATATGTTACTCCAGAAGGTAGTAGTAGAATATACTTACCAGTGAGAACAAAAAATTCAACAGCTACCGTTGCAAGTGCCAGGGTGTCAGGTGAACATACTGCTAGGCTGAATATTTATGAAGCTCAAAAAGATATATCTTTATCAAAGGGTTTTATAAACAAGAAAAATAATTATATGCATATACTTTTGCCAGATAATAATCTTAGTGATAAAATTTTAAATAGTATTGAAAATCAAATAGATAACGTTTCATACATGTTAAAAAAGGAAGATATTTCTTTGGTTACACATAATGATGAAGAGGAGCTTGCTGTTTACATTCAAGAAGCATACCAAGCTACGGGTTAGTATGTTGCTTTTTAGATGTTTTATTGGCCCATTTACAATTTGGGAGTGGGGTTCTTTTATTCTTGTTTGCCGCTCCCTCATCCGTATACGCCACCATCAACTCATCCCAATTCGTCGTATAGCGCGGGCTTCGGTTCGCGCAGCGTAGGTGCCAGGGGGCGTTCTTTTCTGGCAGCCCCAGGCGTACCGTTCCTTTTCCCATCTTCTCGTTTAGCGCGTCCATGGTGGCCATTAGCTTTTGGCTGCGCTGGCGTTCTTCTTCCGTTTGCGGTGTGTCCATTAGGCTGAGCTGTTGGCGGTTCTCGTCGGTCAGGTCGATCAGCATCACACCCGCTTTCTTATAGCCATACTTAGGGCGGTAGATCTTGCGTAGTGCTTCCTGGGCGGCGTGGAGTATGTCGCGGGTGTCCTGGCTTGGGCGTTCCATTTCTACCGCCAGGCTGGGGGAGTATTGGGGCAGGTCGGGCCTGAAACGGTCGGTTTTGAGAAACACCAGCACGGCGCGGGCGAGGCTCTTTTGCTCACGTAGCTTTTCGGCGCCGCGTTGGGCGTGTTGGCGAACAGCGCCTTGTAGGTCGCAGAGCTGTGAGGTGGGGCGGCCAAACGATCGGCTGGTCATGATGCGCTGGCGGGGTTCGTTAAAGTCGTTCATTTCCAGGCAGCTAATGCCGCGCAGCTCCAGCACCGTGCGCTCCATGTTGACCGAGAACTTACGCCGCAGGCGTTTGGCGTCTGCTTCGCGGAGATCCCAGGCGGTGTTGATGCCCAGGATCTGCAGGCGCTCGTTTAACCGGCGGCCAACGCCCCACACATCGCTGACCTCGATCTGCTTTAGCAGGTGTTTGGCTTCGTCGCTTTCCGCGTGAAGGATGCAAACGCCGGGGTAGCCGGGGTGTTTCTTGGCAATGCGGTTGGCCAGCTTGGCAAGGGTGTGTGTTGCGGCGACGCCTACACAGACGGGGATGCCGGTGCCGCGGCGAATCATCCGATGCAGTGATTTGGCGCGCTCTAACAGCGCTTCAGGCTCGAAGCCATCCATACGCACGAACATTTCATCAATGGAGTAGGGCTCTACCCCAGCGGTTTCACGCTCCAGGATGCCTTGCACCCGGTGGGACATATCGCCGTAAAGTTCATAGTTGGAGGAGTGCAACACGATCTCGCCGCGTTCGACTAGGTGACGCACCTGGTGGGCGGGGGTGCCCATCTCGATACCCAGCGCTTTCAGCTCTTCCGATCGGGCGATAATGCAGCCGTCGTTGTTGGACATAATGCCCACCGGGCGGCCGTTCAGCTTGTGGTTGAACACCCGCTCGCAGCTGACGTAGAAATTGTTGCAGTCCACCAAGCCAATCATGTTGTCACCATAACTCTTGTTAAATACTGTTTGTTTACACAGTATTTGCGGTAGGAAAAGCGACAGGCAAACGCTAATGTACGTCGCTTAATGTGGAGCAAGCACAGGGCCACAGCATGCGAGTAAATTAATTAGGGCCAGTGGTAATGGGCGTGGAGCACCCAGCGATAGCAGAATTAGATAAGCGAAAATTTCCACCTAGCTGTTTTCTGGTGGAAATAAGCGAGGACGCACGCCCCGGCGGGCTATGGACGGAGGGCGATGTGCTGGTGGTGGATGAGGCGCGTTCGTTTGGCCACGGGGATCTGGTGGTGGCTGAGGTGGAAGGGGAATTCCGATTGTTTAAATCCCACCGCGTGGGTAGCCGTTGCCGGTTGTTGCCCACCGCTGGTGGTCAGGGGTGTTTTATTACCACTAAGCAGTATCGGGGGGTGGTGGTGAGGCAAGCCAGGTGTTGGGCGGTGTAGGTTATTTCTTACAAACAGATGGCAAAATGCTTACATCATTTATTCTGCATGTTTGGCATAATGGTTAAGTCGCCTTGTAGCACGCGGGGCGGGAATCGCCTCGCCAGAATCATGCGGCAATAAAAACCCCCGGCTATTTGGAGTGGCCGGGGGTTTTGTTTTTCCTTAGTTATGCGCCTTTGCGTGCCCTGGCCAGTTCGGCCATGGCGACGCGGGAAAGAAAGCCCGAGCGGGTTTTATCGCCGGGATGGCTGGCGACAAAGTCATCAATCTGCTTAACCAGTAGATCAGGCAGAGTAACGTTGATTTTGTGGCTTTTTCCCAGGTAGGGGGTCAGGTCAATATCCACCACCGCCCAGATCCAGCCAGCGTAATCAGGATTGTCCATGTGGTGCTCAATGGACGTTGCTTCGGGAATGGGGTCGCCATACTCCACGGCTACTTCCAGCCATCCTTCGATCGCTTCCTTGGCGTTAATCATCGCCTCTTCAAACGTATCGCCTGCTGAGTAGCAGCCGGGCAAATCAGGTACCGCCACGCCATAGGCGTGTTGTTCGTCGCCACGTTCAATTGCAATGGGAAACAACATACGTTGATCTCCTGTAAGGGGGCAGCAGTGACCAGCCTCATAAGAGGCCGGCGCTTTTTCTGATTGCTCTTACCAATCCCGTTTTCAAATCCTTTTTGGGATGTGGCACGGTGACCGTGCCGGGCTTGGTAGGGTGCCTGAAGTGGTGGTGGCTGCCGTTGACCCTGACCAGCTCCCAACCGTCTTTCTTCAGTTCTTTTATCAGTGCTCTGCTATCCACCTCCTGCCCCTGTGCTGTTAACTATGGGGTTACTATAACCCTGAAACGAAAAATGGTCAATTTCTATAACCCTGATAACCCCGTTTGGTGAACGGGTGGGGGGCTTAGATGTTGTTCCAGCTTATGGCGTTGTAAGAGATCTCTTACAAATCTTGTCGACGATGGCTTACATAAACGGATCAATTTATCTGCCATGCTGCCAATGACGCTTGGATGCGCGAGCTGGAAGGAATCAGCTTTTCTGTAAGGAGACGGATGCCAAAAGCCCTCGGCCAACGGATGGCCGGGGGTTGTCTGGTGTTGCTTGTTAAGGGCCCATCCCGATAATTCCCACCGACACATCTGCGTTAATATTCACTGCGTCTCCATCCTAATACTGCAGGTGTAACCCCGCTCCGTGAAATTGTGGGTGACTTCGTCAATGATCCAGGGCGTGGCGTTGATCTCTGGCTTGTAGCCTTGGGCTGTGACCGGGGTTTCGGGGGAGATGTCAGCCCTGCCCAGTGCCAGCGTTAGCTCAAATTCTGCCTGGCCGCGCTGAATGCGTTGCCATTCACTGCGAGCGGCGCCCAGGGCGTTGACTTCTGTGGCGTAGGAGGAAGGGGGGTACCGTTTGTTTAAATCCCACCGCGTGGGTAGCCGGTGCCGTTTAACACGGACGAAAACTTGAGAAGATAGGTTTGTCGCTTGGAAGCATGCGGGACGGAATCCGCCTCGACAGAAGGATGCGGCAACGAGATATGCCCCGGCCATGGATGGCTGAAGGGTTTCGTACCTTCACACTCAAATTTGTTTTGCATTCTATGCATGTGCTAAGTTCATTTGACTGTATCTGGACTGTGCACCTTGGCCAGGGGGTGGAATGAGCAAAATTTCAGAAATTAACTCTTACCAACGAGCTAGTGAAGTCTTGAACCTTGTAGGTGCTGATGAACCTATCGCGGTTAACGCAAATAATTTTGTTTCTTTAATAGGTGATTATCACTTAACTGATTCTGAGCCTCCTCTTCAGTGCTGTTGCGAAAAGAAACTGAAAAAACTTTGTGGCCAAAATCACAGAAATGGATATGTAGTTGAGCTAAAAGGCAACGCGAAATCTTTGCTAGGGAGTACTTGCGTTAATGACTTCGATCCAGAAGGTGAGCTGAAGAAATCAGTAAGTCATTATGATAACAAAAAAAGGTATTTGGAAAGGGTTAGTTATATAAACCATTGCTTTTATGACAAACAAAAAATTTTAAATTCTCTAAGTAAGGAGAGTGATCGGTTAGGTGAAGTCAATGAATTTATTTCCAGTTTGATGAGGTCATTACCCTCCCGCGTTCTATCTACATTACAAGGCATGGCTAAAACAGAAAGAATAGCGGTAACAGTAGATGTTAGAAAAGTCGTTGAAGGTAAGAACAAAGAAACAGGTGAAATCGAAAGAGATGTGGATGTCTTTACTCATACTGTTGGGCATGCCTACGGTGTGAGCCTTTTTAGTCATGATTATAGATTTAAGTTAATGTCAGACCTGAGGCGAAAAATCGATCTATTAAATGATTTGGAATACTTCAAGCATGATACTGGGCCAAGAGTGGTTTCTAGAATTCATAAAGAGCTGTTAGAGATAGAAGTAATCTGTGATCAGGCTAGGGCTTTTTGTTCGGAGCAAGTTGTTTTTGAAAATTCAGACAGAAAATATTTTATTTATCTAACCTCAGATCGAAAAGAGCGAATCAATTTATACCGGATGTGGTACTTGGGGAAATTCAGTGAGCCAATATCAATATCAAAGGCAGAACGGGAAATATCGCTAAGCGACTCTGAGATAATTAACAAGTTTGGAGCAACAAATTTGATTATAGACGCTTAATAGATTCAGTTTTTCACCTCACACCTTACCTGCGTCCCGAAACCACCATCATTCAGCGAATGAGTCACCTCCGCCACCAGCCAGGCCGTGGCGTCAATTTGCGGCTTGTAACCGCTAAGCGTGAGCGGCGATTCCGGCAGAATATCCGCCCTCCCCAGAGCCAGCGTTAGCTCAAATTCTGCCATGCCTCGTTGGATGCGTTGCCACTCGGCGCGTGCGGCGGCCAGGGCGTCGTCTTCCGTGGCGTAGGTGGGCCGCAGCTGTTTGGCATTTTCTTCGGTACCGGCCAGCACGGTTTTGCGCTCTGCGCCCCGCGTGTCGTTCCAGTAGGCTTTTACGCCGCTATAGGCGTCGCGATCTGTCACGCTGTAGCGGTGCTGGTCACCGTCGCGGCGGGTGAGGGTAATGGTGGGCATGGCTTGGCCGCTGGCGGTGAGCCCTTCGCCTGCAACGGTAAACAGCAGACGTCCAGCTTTAATGGCGGCAATGGCGTCGTATCGTTCGCCCAGGCGGGTGAGAAAGTTTAGATCCGACTCGTCGGTTTGGTCGATATGACCAATGCGAATGCCGTTGAGCTTGGTGGCCACCACTGGCTCTAATTTATTGCGGCTGGAGATAGTGGTGACGATCTCGCCCAGCGTCAGGTCGTGCCAGCTTTGGGTGCGCTTACCGGGTAGTTGGCCGCGCATATCCGCCGAGCGGGCGCGGATGGTGAGCTGGTCGGGCGTGCCGCTGTGCTGCACTTCATCTACCGTAAAGCGGCCCTTGTCGATCAACCCTTCATCCAGCCAGCCAAAGGCCACTTGCAGCTCGGCGCCGCGTGGGGGAATGGCGAGCTGGCCATCATGATCGGCCAGGGTGATATCCAATTGGTCGGCTTCCGGGCCGCGCTGCTCGCGTAGGGTCAAACTGATCAGCCGGCCGTTGATGCGCGGGGTGATGTCGGTGCCATCCAGCGTGATGCGATAGCTTACTTTTGGATATCTGGGGCGTGAGTAGCGGGTATTCATACGTAGCCCCCGGCCAGGCGCGCCACAGCGGGTACAACTAAGCGGCCAATCAGGTCTGTGCGTTCATCATCCACATGCTCAAGCGTGAGGTTGAACTCGATTTTCTCAGCAGCGCCGTCACGGAAAAAGTGGGTGCTGGTTTCTTCCACGCGGGTAACGACCCATAAGCCGTACTGGCGGCCGGTGCCTTCGACCAGCGGCCAGGCGTTGCCCTGGTTCGCCATCTCGCGGATCTCATCCAGGCTAAAGCGCCCGCCGGTGAAGGTGGGGAGCAGGGTGCCGCTAAGGGTGATGGTATCCGTCCCTGGGCCTGCGAACTGGTAGGCGGGCCGCTGTCCCACGCGAGATTGGCTGGGGTGTCGCCACTCGCTAATGCGTTTTAACTCTTGGTAAGGCACGCTACGGGTTTCAAACACGAACATGCCAAGGGCCATTAGCATGAAAAACATCCTCAATCGTTTTCTCAAGTGGCGAGAGGCGAATAGTAAAAAATCGTTTCCTAAAACAGAGTTAGCCTCAAGGTTCATGGGCCAGTTCATTATTGGATTGGGAATATTTGGAACGTGTGTCAGCTTTCTTGCTCAGCATTTTTCCCCAACTAATGAAGTGTTTATGGAAATGGTTAAAAGCTTTGACGCTTCTACATATGTGGCTATTGCTATGGTGATGATTGGCTATATCAAGATTCGTCATTCAAAGAGCCAATCATTAGCTTTGGCCGCGTTGTTTTGCCTGTTAATGGCGGTTTCTTCACAACTAGTTGCCCTAATGCCTACGGATATAACGTTTGATCCTGATAATTTTGCTCGTCAGACGGCGATTTATGGGCCTATTGCTCTGATGTTTATCTCTTTGTATGGCATTACATTCAATTTAGCGGTGATGGTATTTAAGTCGGTCGAGAGTGAGCCTATTCAGGTTTAATCGAGGTCTCGCAGGGACGAACGCTGCCGCGCCAGGGCATCGCGCTGGGCGTTGGCCAGGGCGCGTTGCACTTCCTGCGCCACGTACTGGGCGAGCTGCTGTTCGTTCATGCCGGGGGCTGGGGTGACGTTAATATTAATATCGCCCATGGTGAAACCGCCTGCCTGGGCATTGGGCGCGCTCAGCGGTGGCCGGGTATCAAACTGAATGGGCGTTGGTTGCTCAATGCTGGGCATCGCCGCTACTGGTAGGGTAGCGGCGCCCAGAGCCAGCCCGGCACCGGCGCGGGTGACGCGGCGGGCGATCTCTTGAATACGCTTGGCGGGTTCGTCTCGCTGGGCTTCCAGCCCTCTATTCAGGCCGTCTACCGTATCGCCGCCCAGTTGGGTAAACACGCGGGAGGGGCTGTTGATATCCAGTACGTTGGCGAACCAACTACGCACGCTGCCCGCCATATTCACTACACGGTCGCGCAGTTCGCCTAGCTTGCTACTAAGGCCGCTGATTAACCCATCCACCGTGAAGCCGCCTAGCTGGGCAAACACCCGTGAGGGGCTGTTGATCCCCAGCACGTTAGCGAACCAGTTACGCACGCTCCCCGCCATGCCCGTTATGCTATCGCGCAATTCGCCAAGCTTACCGGTTAGTCCGCCGATCATGCCGTCCACAATGGCGCTGCCAAGGGAGCTGAACTGCTCGGGGATCTGAACGCCCAGGGCGCTTAAAGCGTTAGTGATGCCCTGGTAAAGCAGGCCCAGCGGCGACAAGTTCATGAGCAGCTGCGCCACGCCGCTAGTACCGTTATTGAACACGTCTTCGACCTGCTGCCACAGCCCCTGGAAAAAGGCTTTGATCGGTTCCCAGTAGCGATAGATCAGGTAAGCAGCGGCGGCGATCGCGGCGATGGCGATACCAATCGGGTTGGCGAGCAGGAACATCGACACAGTACGTAACACGCCGCCCAGCCACAGGAATGCTTTGCCTGCCATAAGGATCTGCGGGCCTACTAACGCCATGCCGTAGCGCACCATGGCAATGGGGCCGAGGATGGAGGCGAGCATCATCGTTAGCGCGCCGCCCGCGGTGACCAGCACGGCCAGAATGGCGACCACTTTGGCGATGGTACCGGCGAGACGTGGGTTCTCATTGATCCAGCGGCCTCCGCTGCGGGTAATGGCAGTCACGTTCTGGATAAGATCGCGCAGTGGGCCGTTGTTGGTCTCGGTGAGGGAGATGCCCACTTCATCCCAGGCGCTGCTGAGCGATTTGAGGTCGCCGCCGATGTTATCCGCCATGGTTTTCGCCACGCGGGCGTTCTCACCGGCGGCGTTGGTAAGAATCTCTACAAACTGCTCAATGCCCGCGCTGCCTTGCTGGGCGATCAACTCCGCCATGCCTGCGCCCGGCTCTTCGCCGAAGATGTCCTTCAGGTAGGCGGCGCGGTCGGCGTTGCCCATAGCCTCAGTGGCTCTGGCCACATCGGTAAGGATGCGGGGGATATCGCGCAGGTTGCCTTGGGCATCTTTGGCGTTCACGCCCAGGGTTTCCAGCGCTCCGGCGGCTGCCCCGGTGGGGGCGGCCAGGCGGGTGACCATGGCGCGCAGGGTGGTGCCTGCCTGGCTGCCTTGAATACCCACGTTGCCTAGCAGCCCAGCCATAGCGGCGGACTGTTCCAGCGACATGTTCATGGCCCGCGCCTGGGGGGCGACGTACTTCATAGATTCGCCGAGCATTTCCAGATCGACGTTGGCCCGGGTGGTGGTGGCGGTGAGCACATCGCCCACGCGACCCATCTCGGCGGGGTCTAGCCCGAAGCCGGAGAGAATGTTGGAAGAGATATCCGCCGTGCGGGCCAGGTCGGTGCGGTTGGCCAGTGCTAGGTTGAGCATATCCGGCATGGCGGCCTGAATGGCCTCCGGATCGAAGCCTGCCATGGCGAGGTAGCCCTGGGCATCGGCGGATTGACCAGCACTGAATGCGGTGGTGGCTCCCAGTTCCCGTGCCTGGTGGCGGAGAGCCTGGAAGCGTTCATCGTCGGCCTCCAGGCGGGTCAGCGCCTGCACCCGAGACATGGATTCCCCATAGGCAACGCCAGGGGCCAGCAGCCGTGCCCCGGCGTACAGTGCGGCACCACCACTGGCTGCCATGCCCGCGCCGGTACCGGCCATGTTGCTGCGCATGCTCATGGCGCCGTCGTATCGGCCCCTTGCCTGGGCGGCATTGCGCTGCTGTTCTGCTAGCCGTTTTAATCGGTGCCGCTGCTCATCCACAGCGGTGTTGGCCTGCTGTATCTCGCTGGCTAGTCGTCGTTGATCGCGGGAGAGGTGTTCGGTGCTGACGCCGTTATTTTTCAGCGAGGTGCGCAGCCGCTGTAGCTGCTGGCGTTCTTCGTCGTAGCGCTGGGTCAGCTGGCGGGCCTGGGCAATGGCCTTTTGACGCTCGACGGCCAGGGCAGCGGTGTCGCCCTGGTTGGATTGCATCTGTTGAGAGAGGCGGCGGATGCGTTCCTGCTGTTCGCGCAGGGCGCTGGTGGTGTCGGTGGATTGCCGGGACAGGGTACGAAAGGAGCTGACGTCTTTCTGGGTGGCCTGCAGTTGCTTTAAGCGCTCGCGGTTTTCGCGTATGGCTTGAGACGCGACCTGGGAGGCGCGATCAATCGCCCGTAGCGGTCGGGTGGCCCGGTCGACGGCGTTGAGTATTACCTCAAGCTTTAGATTACGCGCCACGCTTGCTCCTGTTTTCCGTGGGTGTGCTGCGCTTTCGCGCCCGTTCGCGCCACTCCATTAGCTCCCGCAGGCTGAAGTCGGCGCAGTCTTCCGGCGACCAGTGGAAGACGATGGCGAGATCCGCCATCGCATCTTCTACTTGGCCAGGTAGGTTTATTCGGTTTCGCCCTTGGCCCGCTTCGTCAGCAAAAAACTGGCGATTTCACCGCCGCACTGCACCAGGTCGGCCGGATCCATCTGGCGTACTTCGGTCGCGGTGAGCGAAGGGTTGGAGAGGCGTGGGATCAGGGTGATCAGTGCATCGGTTTGCATCTGCAGCACATCGGCCAGTGAGATGCCGCGCAGCTCGCCGGATTTGGGCTTGCGCAGGGTGATGCTGTCGATGGCTTGCTCGCCGCGCTTGATGGGTTCGTCCAGCTTGATGGGATCGGTCACGATGGCAGTGTTGGCTTTGGTCATGGTGGTGTTCCTAGTGCGTGAGTGAGGTGTGGGGAAAGGAGCGGTTTAAATACCCAGCCGCTTACGGCGACCGGCTAGGCGGTCAACGCCGTTGACCTTGAACACGCCGTTCACCAGGTCGATCTCGATTTTCTCGGTACCGTCGATGGTGAGCTTGTAGTAGCTAAGCGTGCTGGTGACTTGATGCTCGGTGTTCTCGCCGGTTTGGGCATCGCCCATATCGATCTCGGTGTGGCGGCCGCGCATGACGACCTCGACGGCGGAGGCGTCTTCGATATCGTCGCGCTCGTAGCTGCCGGTCATGCGTAGCATGTCGGCATCGATGCGGGCGGTGCCGAAGTTGTCGAACAGGCTTTCGACCAGGCCGCCCACCGTCCACTGAACGGTGAGCAGGCCGTCTTGGCCCATATCGATACCCACGGCGCCGTCCATGCCGCCACCGCGCCACTCTTCGATCTTGCGGGTGAGGGTGGGCAAGGTGATCGACTGGACGATGCCCTGCCAGCTTTCGCCGTTGCTGAACAGGTTCAGGTCTTTGAGCTTTTTCGGGAGTGCCATGGGGTTCTCTCGCTATTCAATTCAGGCGGTAGCCGCGACGCGCTCGGCGAAGTCAGCCAGGTACGAATCGGTAATGCGTTGCTGGAAGCCGAGATCCTCCAGCGGCGGCACCGGTGTGTAGTCGTAGTCGATGCGCAGCTTGCCGGCCTTGAGGGAGGTCTGGGTGTTGAGCTCTTCATTCAGCCAGGCGCTGCCATCCACAATCAGCCCCAGGGTTTTCAGTTCGCGGAACTTGGCGTTCAGGCCTTCGATGATGTCGCGAGCCAGTGAGGTGTGCAGGGGCAGATCCACCGCCCACAGGTGCGCTTCCGCCACGGTGTCGGCGAGGATCTGGGCGGTGCGGGTGTAGTTCTCGAATGGGAAGAGGCTTTGCGGCCCGGCGCAGGTGCGCGAGCCCCAAAAGCGGTAGCCGCTTTGGTTGACTAAGGTGGTGACATCGGCAGCGTTGAGCAGCCCGGCATCGGTGGCGGGGTTTTGTAGATCCCAGAACACGTCTTTATTGATGCCGGTAACGCCGTTGACCACCACGTTACTCAGGGTTTTGTGCCAGCCGACGGTTTGATCCAGCTTGGCGCGCAGGCCCAGGGCGATAGCCACGGGGCTGATATCCACCGTGTCAGCGTCGTCGGTATCGAACGCTTGCCACTGAGGCCAGATGACCATCAGCTCGCGTGCACCGAATTCATCGCGGTAGGCGAGCACATCGGTAATGGTGTCGCAGCCGTGAGCATATACGTAGCCGAAGGCCCGAAGCTGCTCCAGCACTGAAACCATGGCGGTGGCCACCGGTTGGGTATCAAGGTAGGGCACGCCAATAATGCGTGGCGTGACGCTCAGCTTCTGATTGGCGGTGAGCAGCGCTTGCAGCCCGGTGCGCTGACCTAGCTCAGTGGTGGTGCCAATCACGTTGGCGGTGGTTTCTTCTTTTGTTTCGCCTTCCTCCACCCGCACCACGACGATGATGGGCTTGGCCTGCTGGCTGATGGCGGTGAGGGTGTCTTTCAGCGTGCCTAGGGTGCCCGCTTTGCCAATAGCGGTATCGACATTGGTGACCAGGGCGGGCTGGTTAAGGGGGAAGGTGGTGGCATCCGCATCGGAAGCGGTGCAGACCACGCCAATCACCGCCGTGGAGACGGTGCGAATGGTGCGCGTGCCGTCGTTGACTTCCGCAACGCGTACGCCGTGGTGGTGTTGATCGAGTGCCATGGTGGCTCCTGCGCAGGTTCACTGTATAAAGTTGTGAATTCACGCAGGTATCGTGCGGGGGCTTGGGGGAGGGTGGTAGCGGTTCTGGGTGTGAGTGGGGCGGTTTACACCTTGTACTCGATTTTTTTCAAAAACCGAGATTGTGCCGCGTAGCGTTACGCGCTACAATCAATGTAGTTTCACCATATGGGAGGCACTGCAATGCGATGATAAAGAAAATAAAACATAAGGGGCTGAAGCGACTTTTTGAAAAAGATCAGCCACAAGGAGTGCAACCGAATCATGTAGAGGATTTAAAAGATATACTTGCTGCATTGGATGCAGCCACCAAACCAAGCGATATGAATTTACCAGGTATGGATTTTCATGAGCTGAAAGGTGATAAAAAGGGCTTCTTTTCGGTGCATGTAAATGGTAATTGGGTAGTCATATTTATGTTTGATGGGGAAGATGCACACCTCGTTGACTATTTAGACTATCACTGATGGCGGCGTCTCTTGATAACCGAAGCGGTTCGGTTATCAAGGGTCACCGAGTAAGTTAGCTAGCTTTGATTGCTAGCTATATGAAACAAAGGCTTATCGTATTGGATAGCCTTTCAATCATACAAAGTGTGTTAACTAACATGCGTTGTGTATGGAGATAATCAAACTATGGCTATGATGAACCCGCCGCACCCAGGCCGCTTATTGCGCAACCGGGTCGTGCCAGCGTTGGGACTGAATGTCACTGAGTTTTCTAAGAAGCTAGGTATGTCACGTACAGCGGTATCCCGTGTGCTACATGAACATGCCAGCATTTCCCCTGATCTTGCGGTTCGGCTTGAGCATGGCGGTATTGGTAATGCTCGTCACTGGATGACGATGCAGGCTAATTACGATCTATGGCAAGCAGAAAGCAAGCAACAAAATCATATTGAAAAAATTGCTGCTGCGTGTAATTAATATCTTATTAATTAAAAGTTTAATAAGGTATTGATTAAGGAATAAAAAGCCTCACGTACCGCTACGTGAGGTTTTTTAGTTATTGCCACCTAATAGTAAAAAAACACGGTAATAAAGGCACAAGCCTATTTTATGCCCCTTATAAATAGTAGGTTAACAAAATAGGAGGCCTATTACCGTGACAATTCTATTCATCCTAATCGAGCTGTGTCATGTTTATTCACCATCAGCCCGACCGCTATGCCGCCCTTAAGGGCACCAATCCAACGACTACCAAAATACTTCTTTTAACTTTTCGTGCTCTCCAGCTTCAAGAGCGGCGTCAAGCCGGTCTTTCAACTGCCAACTTTTCTGATAAATCCCCTCAATATGCCCCAATGCTGCCAGCGTGAGCGCCTCGACTTCCGTGGCGGTTAGCTCGCGGTTGACGTTTTTCAAGCCCCGAAACGTAAGCGTTGCCTCTGGCTGGCCAGCGGCTATGAGGCGCTGTGCTTTGGCTTGCAGTCCCAGTAGATTGACCTGATCTTGCGGGCGAGTTTGTACTACATCGGTTTCGCCGTTGAAATCGTACTCCAGACCAGATGCAAAAGCTTCATCGCGGGCAGCGTCCAGCTCGCGGAGCTTGTGGGCGGTGAGTTCGTCGAGGGGTTCTGGGGGGGGCTAGCTAACACAGGATAGCCGCTTTCATCGGCGATGATCCGTAAGCCGCCTGCTTGTCCTGCCAATAGTTCGCTGTGTTCCTCTGCTGTGATTTCGACAACGTCATTAGGTAGCCTGCACCCTGGGTTGGGCACGTTGATCATGGGTGGATCAATTGATTCATCGCGCACTTTAATCACCGGCGCTACATCTTTGCCCAGGTAGTCAGGGTCGGGCACTTCGATCAGTGGCCATTCGAAGTCGGGGTCTATCATTCTCATGGTGGGGGCGCCGTGGACTGCGTCGCTATAGAATCCTTTTTTTTCAGCACTGTAATAAATCATCTTAATACCCTACTGCAATATAATTGATAGAAAGTTCACCTGACGTGATCCCATCAAGACGCGTTACCCTGCAATCAAACCCCGATGCATCCCGATCACCCACGATAACAACAACAGGGCCTGTGCCAATGTGGTTAGCCGTTACGCAAGCGCACGTTGAATTAAATGACATTGGGAAATTGACCCGTTGAGCCTTGCCCGACGCCGTTATGCTTGCGAACCCCCACTGAAAGCGGTTTTGACCTAAAATATCTTGCCCGCCTTGCGATCCGCCCGAACGATTAAATTGATTTGACCGGGCTACCGATGAGTCAACACTTAGCGTGCGGTTGCTAGATAGATTTCCTCCGCCGCTGAGGCCATCGCCTGCCGTGATCGTGCGGTCGGGCTGAACGGCGCTGTTGGCTCGGCTTAGGCTGGTGATAGTGGCCTTATCCAGCGATAGCGTGCGATTAGCGCTTAAGTTGCCGCCACCGCTGAGGCCAGTACCGGTATTAATGACACGGGATGTGCGCACCACTGAGCTATCGACACTGAGCGTTCTATTAGCTGATAAATTTCCTCCGCCGCTGAGGCCATCACCTGTCGTGATCGTGCGGGCTGGCTGAACGGCGCTGTCAGCTCGGCTTAGGCTGGCGATAGTGGCGTTATCCAGCGATAGCGTGCGGTTGGCGCTTAAGTTGCCGCCCCCGCTGAGGCCAGTGCCGGTATTAATGGCACGGGAGGTGCGCACCACTGAGCTATCGACGCTGAGTGTTCTATTGGCGGATAAACTTCCTCCGCCGCTGAGGCCATCGCCTGCCGTGATTGTTCGGGCTGGCTGAACGGCGCTGTCAGCTCGGCTTAGGCTGGTAATAGTGGCCTTATCTAGCGATAGCGTGCGGTTGGCACTTAAGTTGCCGCCTCCGCTGAGGCCATCACCTGCTGTGATCGTTCGGGCTGGCTGAACAGCGCTGTCAGCTCGGCTTAGGCTGGTGATAGTGGCCTTATCCAGCGATAGTGTGCGGTTGGCGCTTAAGTTGCCGCCCCCGCTGAGGCCAGTGCCGGTATTAATGGCACGGGAGGTGCGCACCACTGAGCTATCGACGCTGAGTGTTCTATTGGCTGATAAATTTCCTCCGCCGCTGAGGCCATCACCTGTCGTGATCGTGCGGGCTGGCTGAACGGCGCTGTCAGCTCGGCTTAGGCTGGTGATAGTGGCGTTATCCAGCGATAGCGTGCGGTTAGCGCTTAAGTTGCCGCCCCCGCTGAGGCCAGCACCGGTATTGATCTGACGGCTCTGCTGGACAAAACGGTCATCGTTCTGAGTGTTGGTGCGAAACGAGTTGCCACTGGTTCCTGTTGCACGGGTTGCCATCGTACCCAGGCCCAAATTACTCCGGGCGGTGCTTGAATTGGTTAGGTCGCTCAGATTCTGCCCGCGACGTGCATATCTCTCGTCGTGGTCGTCGCTCGAACGGTGCTTAGTTTGGGCCTGCACCACCGCAGTGATCGCGGTGTCGAGCTTTTTGACAAGAACCTCCACCCAGGAGCGAGAGGCCGTAACGATACTTGGATCGATCTTCAGCTCGATATGGTCAATATGCGAGGTGATTAGGCGCATCCGTACCGTCTGATCGCGCGTCGAGCCTTGCGGCAACTGTGGCTTGTAGGAGGGTGGGCAGTTCGCGACGGCCACGAAGTGACCGTCCTCATCCTCGGCGCCCAGCTCTCGGATCCACCAGCCACCGATTTCAGGCGGAATGATCATTTCGACGATCAACATGCCTGGATTGTCGGGATCCTGATAGAGATGATTTATGGGCGCACGGTATACCTCGTTAACCAAGCCGGTGGCGTGCGAGTCCGGCGTCGGCAGCTCGCCGCCGCCGTCTCCCAACAGCATATGGGTGATTCGCCAAGTACTGTTTTGCGCTACCGCGTTGTTGCGGCGGTTGATACCCATTTGAGTAAGAAAGCCACCAAATTGGGTGTTGGCATCCACGTCAGCCATGAATAGAAACCTCCATAATGTCATGGTCAGAAGAATGAATGGCGTGCCGGTTGGGCATGGCCACATCGATGTCGGAGGGTTGCCACGGCCACACATCGAGCAGGTCACCATCGTGGGTGATCACGCCGCCGAATAGCGCAAGATCGGTGCTTATTTCCACCGACAGCCCCGCTAGCGGCCTCGTCAGTGGTCGGGCGTCGTCTATCAGCCGCTCAAGCTCCCAATACGTCTGTTCATCGATGCCGCGATCTTCGACGCCGATACGCAGCGCGAACGTGCCGCGCGGCCCCGGCGGTTCTTCCTGCCACCACTCCACCACACCGATCACATAGCCGAACGGTTCTACTACCCGCTTGAGTGCGCCCAGCGTCCCCTTATGCGCATGGATGTAGAACGAATCAGCAATCACTTGGCGTTTTGTCCGTTCACTCCATGCCGCGTCCCAGCGGTCAATTGAGCAGCTCCAGGCAAGATGGGGCAGCAGGCGTGCAGGGCAACGCCACGGGTCGATCAAATCGCGCAGCGGGATTGGCACGCGCTGTATCTCGGCCAGCGCCTCAGCTGCGGCACGCTCCAAAAACGTTGCATTGGGCGGCAGCAGGGGGCGCCGATCATCCGTTGGCATAGCCACCTCCCAATGCGATCTTTACGCCTGTGCAGCGGGCGGCCTGGGTGGGCAAGGTCAGCACGTGCTCGGCGGGCTGGGTCAGCTCGACGTGCATTACGCCGGGTGCATGTATCGCGGCTTTGATCGCATCGCGGTAAACGGAAACGCCTAGCGGCCGCCCCAGGCGGTGATGCATTTGCACGAACTCGCCGATGCGGCGGCGGGCTTCGTCCAGTGTCAGCTCGGCGGTGGGGCCGGCATCGTCATAGAGGTGCAGCACAGCATCAATCTCATATTCAATGATCTCAGCCGACTGCACCGACAGCCGGTCGCCGATGATGCGGGGGCCGTCGTCGTCGAGCAGGCGCGTTTCGACGACACCGAGCAGCTCGGCGCTAGCCACGCCGTCTCCTTCATGGCTTAGTACCACCACCAGCGCTTCAGCAGGCGCGGGGCTTAGGGCGCGCACGTCGCGCACTCGGCCATCCGCGCTACGCGCTGCATGCTCGTAGCCCATGCGGGTACCCGATGACAGGCCTTCCCAAGCCGCCTGCGCGCGAATACGTAAAGCAGCATCGCTTTCCAGCGTCGGTGGCACAGGCGGCGTTGCCGTAGGGTCGCCGGGGTCAATTACCAAACGCCCGGTACTCATCAGCGCCGCCACGTTATCCAAATCTGCACCCATGGCGTAGGGCAGCATCACCGCGCGGGCCGCTTCGTTAATGCGTTGGCGTAGCAGCAGCTCCCGGTAGGCATTTTCTTGCAGCAGCTTGACTGTTGGCTCGGATTCCAGCGCCAATAGCTCGGTGATGGCTTCCCGCTCTTCTTCAGGGTAGAGAGCGACCAGCCGCGCTTTGCGCTCGGCCAGCAGGGTTTCATAGTCCAGCGGCTCAATGATGTTGGGCGCGGGTAGCTGGGAGAGATCAATCGCGTTGTTCATACATTCCCCCTGAGTGATACGGCCATGTTGACGCTTTCGCCGTTATCCACCCGGCGAGCGGTGATGATGAGATCGAAGCGGCCGGGGCGTTGGGTGGAGACTTGCCGGGTGACTTGCTGCACGCGTATACGCGGTTCCCACTTCATTAAGGCCACCACCGTGGCGGCGTAGGCGCGCAGCGCCGTGGGGCCGTTAAGGGGCTGGTCGATCAATTCAGGCAGCAGCGAGCCGTAGTCACGACGCATGATGCGAGAGCCAATCGGGGTGGTGAGAATGTCGTTTACCGATTGCTGGATATGAGCCAGCGAATCCAATCGGCGGCCGGTGTGTGCGTTCATGCCTGCCATTAGATCGGCCCCTGGGTGTTGGCGGGGCCGGACTTAATGCCGCCGTGGGCATGGTCATGGCCGATGTTCTTGCCGTTGTGGCTGAGCCCGCCGCCTTGCTGGCTATAGCTGCCTTCCCGGTTGAGTTCGCCGGTGTGTTGGATGTTGCCCTGCCAGGTGGTGCCACCGGGGGCGGTGATCTCGATGGCTCCAGGCAGGCGAATGCGCAGCACGCTGTTGGCGTGGTCGTACTCGAATAGCCCTTGATCGGGGAACAGCCTTCGCCACAGTGCGGCGGAATCTGCAGGCGCTGGGTGCGCATCGGAGAAAAGCCCAGTAAGCACCACGCCAGCGACGGGGTCGCCACCGGGTGAAAAGATAATGACCTGCTCGCCCTGAGTAGGCGGGTTCCAGTCTCGCGTGGTACCTGCGCGGCCTTCGACCCACGGCAGCCAATCGGTGAGCAGTTCCCCGGTTTTGACGCGCACGCGGGCAGCGAGGTGATCCACCTCGGCGATGGTGCCGAGGCGGATCAGATTGTGTAGCAGGCGGAGAAGTTCGGGAATGTTCATAGCCGCTATCCTGCGGCGGCAGTAGAGGAAGGCGAAGCGGCGGCGGGTGTGAGTGGGGCTATTTACACTGGAAAGAATTGCGCCCAGCCGAGCTGGGCGCGAAATCTATGGTGAAAGCTGGAATTCAAGTCTGGGTTGATAACGTTGAGCAATCGCTGCTCCATCTACCACATGACCATAGAGCCGCTTGCCTGCTGGTGAGCCAAGGTAGGTAAGTGCGTCATATAAATGATAGTGGCGGTAAAGGTCACGGATCTGCAGCATGTGGCCGCATAGCGACTGTAGGTTGAGTTGGTCATCCTTATCTAGCGTAGTGGGCAAGATGAGAGGGGTATCCACCGGGATGCATGGTGGGGCCGGTAGCCATTCGCCTTCCAGGACATACGCGGCAATGAACTGGCGAGCGGAATCCAGTTGGCTGGCGGGAATGTCTTCGCCGCGGCTGACACCAAAGGCTTTACGCACTTGCGACCATAGGTGTGAACGAGCACGTTGTCGAATGCCTTTGGGGTAGTGGCGCAAACGGCCATCGACAACCGCCGCTAAACAGTGGAACCCATCGGTGCCAATCGTCTGGCCAATCAAGCTACCCATCTTGCCTTCGGTATCGTGGTAGTGGCCGTGCTTGCGGATGGCGGGTAGGACGTCACCAGCTAGCCACATCTGGAATGGCAGTGCCTTTGGTTTATCAGAACGCCCCAGAAAGAAATACAGACCCTGCTCGGAAAGCATCAGAAGTTTCTGGGTGCCTCCGGGGGTGTGAATCGGATTCACCCCCTTCCATTCAGAAGGTACGCGGTTAATCAGCTTGGCTGGGTTGCTCGATTTTGTATATTCCAGCGATACGATGATGTCTTTGACCACGAACCACGGTTGGTCATCAATCAGTAGGGTACGCACTTCGCGGGTTTCAAACCGGAAGGGCAGAATTTCGGCGGTTGCAGTGCTATCATTCATGTACAGTTCCTTTCATAGAGGTTGGGGGCTGTGTTTCCTGAAGCCCTTGGCGTTGCAGCGCCGAGGGCTTTATTATTTTAACTGCTCTGCCATACCCATTTGTAACCGCTCAGGCATCAAATCTGCCCTTTTTTGATCGTCTTTGTATGATTGCTGCATTTCCTTTCTAATCAGATCATTTACTAGCCATGTGCGGCTTAGCCGGGTAGTTTTAGCTTTAGTGTCTAACCAAGCTTTCAGCTCTGGCTCAAGACGAAGGTTGAATTGGGGTGATTGTTTGGCCATCACGTCTCCTATTGGTAAGTAAAGCTAAATGCTTTATTTGTAATTGAAGCAAAAAGCTTTATTGATGGCAAGAGCAAAATGCTTCATTTTTGCTTTATGGAAAATGACATCGAAGTTCAAGCTAATCTCAAAATCCCTAAGTCGCTGAAAGAAATGCTTAAAGCGGCTGCGAAAGAAAATCACCGCTCTATGACGGCGGAAGTAGTGGCACGCCTGGAAAAAAGTTTTAAGGATGAGGAGGCAGATGCGACGGTTGATGAGTTCCCGCCTGAGCAGATGCTGAAAATCTTTGATATTTTCAGGGAAGAGCTTGTAGATAGGATCCAGCGTGGAGAAACTGGCAAAGGCATCCCCAAACTTTCTCGCAAGCTATCCAGCAGTAATAAAAAGGATGAATGATTCCCCGAGCCCTGCCAATTGGCGGGGCTTTTTATACTTGGGGGAGTTGGTTTAGCACACCGTTAGCGGAGCGCTCACGCTCACACAGAAAGTTCGTGCTCGATAGCGTTGGCCACAAACTGATTAAGGCTTTGTCCTTTGGCCGTGGCGGCGTCGGCGGCGTGTTTGTGCAGGTCTTCCGGTAGGCGCACCTGGAACTTGCCAGAGTAGGACTTGGTGGGTTTAATGCCGCGCCTCTGGCATTCCTCCAGAAAAATACGCAGCGAGATTTTGCCTTCGTCGCGTAGTTTGGCAACGCTGTCGGCGTAGAAGTCGGCTCCGCCGCTTAACCCAATGAATTTGCCACGGAACATTTCAATGTCGGGGTCGTACTGGATGACGGCGCGATAGCCGTCAATGATCATGATGTTATTCATGGCGTCTCTCCGTTCTCTTCTAACCATTTGCGTATGCTGGCCACTGCGCCTTTATCGGTATCCGTTGATGGGTGTGGGCGATGAAAAACACGCACTTCATCAAACAATATAACAGCAATACGCGACCCTTCCCGCTCCTGGATCTCTGCCCCCATCGCCTTGAATAGCGATTTGATATCACTCCAGGCAATGGTGCCGGGGGGCGGCTAAAAATAACAGCCAGTGTCTTGGCGTGTTTTCGTTTCATATTAAAATGATACTGAATTGTAGTACCGCATACAGGGAACGCAACCTAGCGATTGGGAAGCGTTAGGTGATCGATAAGACTATCGCGGATATGCTCGCGGTCGGCGGCAGTGAAGCCAAGTAGCTCCCGCTGGGCGTACTCGACGCGGGGGCCGTCGCGGCTGACGCGATCTTTTAGGCCTCGTTGGTGGGTGGTGGCGATGCGGGCGACGTTGCCGAAGAAACCTACCACGGCGGTGTCGCCCTGTGTGGTGGCCTTGAGCCACTTGGCGGTTGAGAGTTTGCTGAACATGACCCGGCGGCGAATGCTGCCCTGTTTGGCCCGAAAAGATTGCGGCTTACGCGGGGCAAAGGGTGTGCCATCCGGGTTGGTTTGGGCGCGGATGCGTTCGCGCTGTCGGCGGCGAAGATCCCGCGCTACGTTACGGGCCAATGCTCGGCGCTGTTTTACATCCAGCTTGGCTAGCAGCGGGCCGACCCACTCCTCTAACGCTTCCATATTATCCGCCATGCGTGCCTTCCCATTCGGCGACCAGGGTGTAGTCGGCGTCTGCCTCGCTATCACGAATCAACAGTTGCCAGCGTGTGGCGGGGCAGCCGGTGGCCTCGAAGCGAGGCAGGGCGTGATCTACTTTGATCTCACCTTTGTCGCAATCCATCTTGGCCAGTACCCGTTCGGTCAACTTCACCCGCAGGGCGACATCCACGGATTTGTGGCTGAGGATCTCGGCTTCGAAGCTGATGGCTTCCGTTGGATCGGCATCCGGCTGGTATACGGTCAGCCATTTCAGCAGTGGCACGATGATGGTGTCGAGATCCGCGCTGAAGTCGGTGAGCACCAGTTGGGCGGTGAACTGGTATTCGTGGGTGAGGTTGGGGCCCCGGCGAAATTCGATGCTGCCTTCCTCAACAAAGGTGAGCAGCCGTTCGGGATCGTTGGCCAGCGCCGGTACCGCGTTAATCAGGTGGGCGCGTAGCAGGTGGAGTTTTTTCATCGACGTTCTCGTGGCAGGCAATAATGGCATCGACCTCGGCGGCGCACTGTGCCCAGGCGGCTTCGGTGCGTTCCAGCTGCAGGTCTAGCTCGCCATTGGTGAGCGGGTTACTGGCGAGGAGCGTGCAGGGGCTCGGCGTCGCGCACTGATTGGTGATAAGCATCGGCGCCGGTGACGGCGGGGCGTTGGCGCATCCGACTAACAGCATCAGGCAGGCGAGTGGTAGCCCAAGCGCGAAGCGTTTCATTTTCACGGTGTAGCTCCTCAATGGTGGCAAGGCGGTCGGATGCGGTGCGGGCCAGCGACGCCTGCTGCTGTGCCAGGGCGCGGCGCTGATTGGCCTGGCGGCGGGCGTTGTCCCACAGGGCGTTGATGACCACCTTGTTTTGCGCTTCGCGCTGTAAAGATGCGGCCAACTGCTGTTCGGCAAGATCGGCACGGGCCTCTGCGGCGTTAGTGCGCTGCCAGAGCGCCCAGGTGACCAGTAGCACCAAGCCCAGAATGGCGAGGGCGGCGAGTAGGCGGGTCATGGTGTTGGTTCCTGTTCCAGCCCGGCCAGGCACAGCTCGCGTTCGGTGGTGCGGCGGCTGACCAGGCCGTTGAGTCTTCGCCCGCCGGCATACACCCAGCGGGAGAGCTCGTGGCAGGCACCACGCAGGTCGCCCTGATTCAGTTTGCGCAGCAGGGTAGAGCGGGCGAAGTTGCCTGCCCCCACGTTGTATACGAAGGAGGCGAGCGCAGCGCGGGTGGGTTCTGGCAGTTCGACCTGAGCACGGCGATCCACCACCGCGAAGGCTTCGCCCAGATCATGCTGCAGTAGGGCGGTACATTCAGCTTGGCTGAGGGTTTGCCCCAGACGGGCGGTTTCCGTGTGGCCGTAGCAGATGGTGGGAATACCCACGGGGTCGCGGTAGGCAGTAGGCTCGTACCCTTCATAAAACGACACCACAGCGGTGGCGATACTGATGGCACCGGCGGCCAGGCTGATGCCGAGTTTGGTTTTAAGACCCACGGCGTTTCTCCCAGTAGTCGCGCAGGCGGGTGAGGTAGCGGGGAACCAGGAGCCCGATCTGCAGCGCGAGATAAAGCAGCGTTAGCACCGTGACCCAGTCGGCGGGTGTCATGCCGCCGACATGCAGCAGCGAGACGACGGCCGGGGGCGCGGCCTTGGCGCTTTCGGTGGTGATTTCAAAGTGATGGCTCATTCGGGCCTCGGCGGTTTAAAACGTTAATCCCACAGGTTCACCGTGGGGGCGCGTTGGGTGGCCTGGGGAATTGCGGGCATCGTGACGGGCGTGCCGTGGGGTAGCACCGGCCCTAGATCCGCCAGCCACGGGTTGGCAGCCAGCACCTGTTCGGTGACGCCACGGGTGGTGCCATAGAAGCGGTAGCAAATGGCATCCAGGGTGTCGTGCTGTTCGGCATGTACCAGGGTCATATCAGCTCGACCGTGCTGTGTGGCCGGCCTTCGATCTCGCTGATCGCCCAGGCGGCATCGCGGCGGTAACCATCGGCGGGGTCTTGCAGACGTTCGCCGCGCTCCCGGCCGCTGTTGGTGGCGTCGTAATCCGCGTAGCGTTCCAGCAGGTTGGCGTGGGCAGTGGAGTAAACAGCGCGCAGGTAGAGCACGTTGAAGACTTCCGGCGTTTGCCAAACGGGAATGGGTAGCTCTTCCATGGTGGGGTAGCCCGCGTCGACCTTGGCCTGCTGCCAGTGCCGCAGTACACGGTTCACCGTGGCCATTGCGGCCTTCAGTGTGGTTTCGATGCGGGCGTTGGTAATGGTGCTATCCAGCCGGTGGGTTTCCCGGAAGTCACTGGGCTGGATAGCTGGCCAGAAACCGTTGTTTTCAATGGTGGTGGCTTCGGTTTCGTTACTTGTGGTGCCTGCCGAGATAAAGCTGCTCATCGGTTTACCTCAATTCAATAAAAGGGGGTGGGCGGCGTTCGAGCGTGAGCATTAGCGCTTGGCTCTTACGTCGCGCCCCCTGACGTCGGCGGTCGACTCGGTTGGCCGCTAGCCAGTAGGCTTCGTAGCAGTGTTCTGTCTCAGCTCGCGTTCCAGGCGTTCGAGGTCTTTCTTCACGCCTATGCGGTCGTTGAGCTCAAGCGCACGGGCGAGGCTGGTGTGAGCTTCAGGTAATTGGCCTGCTGCACGAAGCGCATACCCCAGGGCCTTGAACAGCTTGGCGCGGATCTGGTCGTGCATATCGGCGCCTTGGGTGAGCTGCTCTACCTCAATGAGGTGGGCGAGCAATGTAAGGAAATCAGCTTCTTCTAGATCCAGTTGCTTGAGTGCCTGCTCGGCTACTTCCTCGGCGATGATAGCGGCGGTACCGCGCTCGAACTGATCCGGCGGGGTGAGGCCGTGCTTAAGGGCATAGCGGGCGATCGCAATGGCGCCGCCCAGGTCACCGGCATCTATTCGCCAGAGCATGACGCGCATCAGTACGTCGTCTTGAGCGCCTTGGCCGGCTTCCAATACGCCGGCAACGTACTCGGAGTAGTTGGGCAGGATCTCGCGCTTGATCTCAATCTTGCGTTCGATGGATTGGGTGGCTTTTAGCCGGCGATAGTCTTCGAACAGAGCGGCTTGCATAAGCTCGAAGGCTTCGCCTTGCATGGGCTGGGTGCCCGCATCAGCGGCCGCTTGGGCGGCGCTGACGCGTTCATAGTGGCGGCGGGCTGGGCTGGTCATGACTTCTCCTTGAGGCCGTTTCGAGCGGCTTCAGAGAGTTCGATGTTTTCCACCAGGCAGCCCGCGCCAAACTCTTCCACCACATAGGCGTCATTGGAGGATTCGTAGTTCTCTACGCGGTTGCGCTTGGGGTTTTCGGTGACGAAGCGGCGGCGGGCACCGTTCTGCCAGTAGATCGAGAGGTTATCCAGGGTGGTGACCATGAGCGCGTTATCGGGGAAGAAGGGCAAGTCCATGCCTTGCAGGCCACCGATGCGCTTCTGGCTTATGACCAGGTCGGCCGCCAGTTGCTCTGTGGGCGGTAGCTGGTTAAGCAGCGGGAAGTATTTATCCGACATCAGGTTGCGGCCGAGGATGACCACCAACCCTGGGAGCTTGCGGAACCAGGGGGCGATCAAGCTGTTCACGACGTCATAGACCAGCGCATCCAGCGTGGAGTAGTCGCCCACGATGCCAGGTTCGTTTTCGTTGGCCGTTGGATCGATCAGTACCTTGCCGTTGTTTTTGCCGTCCTTCATCACCCGCGCCGGGGCCTGGGTGCGGTAGTGCTGAAGCCAGCCGATGTTGACATCTTCCAGGTAGGGATTGGCCACCGGATCGGTTTGGGGAGCGGCGGAGGTGCCGTTGAAGCCGATCATCATGCGATCAAGCGCCTGCTGGCGAACGATTACATCACGCACCATTGCCTGGAAGTTGGGAAACTTGGCCCAGGCATCCAACTTGGCGTAGCCCAGGTGGGTGTCGAATTCGGTCATTCGGCACTCGTAGCCCTGGGCGTCCAGCGTGGTGAGGTCGCGGGTTTTGCGATCCTGGTTGTTGACGTTGGTGCGGGCGGCGATGGGGCCAGTAACACCCAGGGCGAGTTTTTCGCCTTTTAGTTCATCGACGCCGACCATGTTAATGCGCGAGAGGAAGTCGCTGGACTCCTGAATGCGTTTCTCCAGCCGCTGCTGGATGGTGGGGTCGACGGCAAATTTCTGGGTGGCATCCGGGACGCCGTTGAGCTTTGCCACCTGAGCGGCGAAGTTGTTGAAGTGCGTGCGGGTTTCGTTGCGCATGGGTGTGGGCGTCTCTTAGCAGTCGGTTTCGATGGTGCCGTCGTTGCCGGTGGCAGGCGTGCGCGACGGGTGGCTGGGGGTGTTGTCTAGCTGGGTGTAGAGCGCATCGAACTCTTCTTTCAGCGTGTCGTGGGCGCTTTTGAGCTCATTGAAGGCGGCCTGGGTGGGGCGCTTTTTAAGCGCTTCGCTGAGTGCCTGGTGTTTTTCCACGAACAGGCCAAGGGTCTCTTCCAGATCGGCGCGGAAGGCAGCGAAGCCGGCTTCTGTTTTGGCGTCCTGCTTTTTGAACAGCGCCTTGACGCGCTCGGCCAGTGACGGGCCTTTCTCTTCCTGTTCCTCCTCCTCGCTGAATGAGAGCTCGGTTTCGATAGCTTCGGAGAAGAGGTTTTCCGGACGCTGCTTGCGGGCGGCCAGCGGGGAGTTCTTGCCTTCCGACGCGCTGAACTTGAGCATGGAAGTGCCCAGCGACGCGGGGGAGTCGGTGACGGCCAAGCCGACCAGATACGCCTCACCGGAATCGGCAAAGTCGAGGTCGATCTCCATGGAGGTGTAGATCTTCTGGCGTTTTTCGACCATGGCCTTGAGCTCATCGGTCGGGTCGATCTCGGCGTATAGGCCGAGCTTGCCGTCGTCGTCCGCTTCGGTTTTGAGCGCGGTCACGTCGCCGTAGGCTTTGAAGGGGCCTTCCGGTAGCAGACCTTTGATGTGTTCCATATTGACCCGGCAGCCGTATTTGGCGGGGTCGAAGTTGGCGGCCATTTGGGTGAGCCATTCGGCGCTGATGGTACGGCCATCGGTGGTTGCGCCTTCTTTTGCAATGCGGTGCCAGGGCATGGGCGGGCCTCTGTGTGTGGGTTGGGCGTTTGGCTGCGGTCAGGTTCCCCGCACACGCGGCTTGGCTCAATGAGGGCTGAGTGTAAGTAGCGTTACTTACACCGGGCGGGGCAATCGTGGCTGCTCCAGCGCGGGTACGCTGGCGGCATGACGCCTCAAGCCAACATCGACGACGATCACTACCGCCTCTCTGCCCGCCATCTGTTTTGGATGGGGTGGCGGATTGCGCGCATTGCCGAGTTCCTGGATATCTCCAGGGCAACCATTGATTCGTGGAAAAAGCGCGATGCCTGGGACGACGCCACGCCGACCCAGCGGGTAGAGGGAGCCCTGGAAGCGCGCCTGGTACAGCTGATTTGGAAGGAACAGAAAGAAGGTAAGGATTTTAAGGAGATCGACCTGCTGGGCCGCCAGATCGAGCGGTTAGCGCGGGTGCATAAATACCAGGGCAGCGGGAAGGAGAGCGACCTTAATCCCAATATTGAGCTTCGCAACGCAGGGCCGAAGAAGAAGCCTGCCCGTAACGATGTGGGTGATGAAGGGGTCATTCAGATTGTCGAGGCATTCGAGGCCTCGCTGTTTGATTACCAGCGGGGCTGGTACCGAGCAGGGCAGCATGAGCGGATTCGTAACCTGCTCAAGTCAAGGCAGATCGGTGCCACTTGGTACTTCGCCCGCGAGGCGATCGCTGATGCCATGGAGACCGGCAAAAACAAGATATTCATGAGCGCGAGTAAGGCCCAGGCGCACATCTTCCGGCACTACATCGTGCAGTTCGTGAAGGAAGTCACCGGGGTGGAGCTGAAAGGCGACCCCATCATTCTCGCTAATGGTGCGGAGCTGCACTTCCTGGGCACCAACGCCAAAACGGCCCAGGGCTACCACGGCGATACCTACTTAGACGAATACTTCTGGATTCATGGCTTCGAGACGTTCCGCAAGGTGACGTCGGGCATGGCGATGCATAAGAAGTGGAAACAGACCTACTTCAGCACGCCCTCGTCCGTTGCTCATGAGGCGTACCCGTTCTGGACGGGTGACCGGTTCAACAAACGCCAGAAGAAAGCCGACCGGGTGAAGATTGATGTCAGCCACGCGGCCTTGAAGAACGGGGCACGCGGGCCGGATGGCCAATGGCGGCAGATTGTGACCATTGAGGATGCGATCGCTGGCGGCTGTGACCTGTTCGACATCGATCAGCTGCGCCTGGAATACAGCGACGATGAGTTTGCGAACCTGCTGATGTGCGAGTTTGTGGACGATACGCAAAGTGCCTTCCCACTGGCGATGATGCAGCGCTGCATGGTGGATAGCTGGGATGCCTGGCGAGATCTGAAACCCTTCGCACCGCGGCCCTATGGCGAGCATCCAGTGTGGATTGGCTACGATCCGGCCGGTGATGGTGAAGATGGTGATGGGGCGGGTCTGGTAGTGGTGGCACCGCCGAAAACGGCCGATAGCAAGCACCGGATTCTGGAACGCCACCGCTTGAAGGGCCGCGACTATGAGGCCCAATCAGAGTTTATTCGCAGCGTGACGCGCCGCTATAACGTGACCTTTATCGGCATCGATACCTCGGGCCTGGGTGAAGCCGTGGCCCAGCTGGTGGCGAAGTTCTTCCCCACAGTGACCCGCTACCGCTATACCCCAGAAATGAAGTCGCGCCTGGTGATGCAGGCGCAGCAGATCATCAATAAAGGGCGTCTTGAATTCGATGCTGGGTGGGTGGATCTCGCCCAGTCGTTTATGGCAATTCGCCGGGAACTGACCGCCTCCGGCCGCCAGATGACTTACACCGCTGGGCGCAATAACCAGACCGGCCACGCTGACTTGGCGTGGGCGACCATGCATGCCTTACACAATGAGCCACTTGATGGCCCGGTCGATCACGGCACGGGCCGTTCCCTAATGGAGATGTACGGATGAGCGAAGCGGCAGAAAAGCCGCGGGTACGCGTGCCCGCTTACGTTGTGAATAAAGCGGGCGAGACTTCAGCCCCTGCCAAGGCGGAGGCGTTCAGCTTTGGCGAGCCGACGCCGGTGATCGATGGCTATGATTTTTTCTATACCGGCTGCTGGATGCTGGGCAATGAGTGGTACGAGCCACCGGTGGATTTTCCGGCGCTGGCCCAGACCTATCGAGCCACGGCGCACCATGGCTCGGCTATTCAGGTGAAGCGTAATATCCTGGTGCGTTCCTTCATTCCCCATCCGCTGCTCAGCCGCCAGGCGTTTAGTGCGCTGGCCACCGATTACCTGGTGTTTGGCAACTGCTACCTGGAGAAGATCTATGGCCGATTGCACAGGCTGTTGGCACTGAAACCAGCGCGGGCGAAGTATGTTCGCCGCGGGGCAGATCTTAGCCGCTACTTCTGGGTGCCCAACTGGTCGGATCGCAGCGAGTTCGACGAGTGCAGCATCATCCACCTGCTGGAACCGGACATTAACCAGGAGGTGTACGGCGTGCCGGATTACCTGGGCGCGCTGCAGTCGATCTACCTGAACGAGAACGCCACGCTGTTCCGTCGCAAGTATTACCTGAATGGCTCCCACGCGGGCTTTGTGATGTACGTCTCCGATGCCGCCCACAACCAGGAGGACATCGACGCCATGCGTACGGCGCTAAAAGAGTCGAAGGGCGTGGGCAACTTCCGCAACCTGTTCCTGTACAGCCCCAACGGCAAGAAAGACGGCATCCAGATCATCCCGATCAGCGAGGTGGCCGCCAAGGATGACTTCGCCGCGATTAAAAACATCACCCGCGACGATCAGCTCGCTGGCCACCGCATCCCCCCACAACTTATGGGCATCATCCCCAACAACACCGGCGGCTTCGGCGACGTAGAAAAAGCCGCCAAGGTGTTTGTCACCAACGAGCTGGAACCGGTGCAGGCGGTGTTCAGTGAGATCAACGATGTGTTGGGGGAAGAGGTGATTCGGTTTAAGGAGTATTCGCTAGACCCCTAAAAAAAGCGCCTGGCATGACCAGGCGTACATCGCTCGTTTCCTCCATGAAACCAGTGGGAGCGTCCCGGCCCCGCAAGCGATACCAACTACTTTATATCAACACTGTATATTTTAACAGGTTTCATGGATGACGAATCGACCGATATTGCCCTGGATGGGCGGCAAGCGACGCTTGGCCAAACAGATCTTACCGCTATTCAAACCGCACACTGCCTACGTGGAACCTTTCTGCGGTGGGGCTGCGCTCTTCTTTATGAAAGCACCCAGCAAAGTGGAAGTGATCAACGACGCGCACGGGGAGTTGGTGAACCTCTACCGCATCGTGAAGCACCACCCTGATGAGCTGGTAAAGCAGTTCCGTTGGGGACTGATCAGCCGGGAAGAATACCTCACGCAAAGAGAGATCGACCCACGCCACCTAACCGATATCCAGCGGGCGGCACGTTTCTTCTACCTTCAAAAGCTAGCCTTTGGCGGCAAAGTGAGCGGCCAGACGTTTGGCACCTCTGCGGTTTCCCCACCACGAATGAACCTGTTGCGCATCGAGGAAGATCTCAGCGCCGCACACCTGCGCTTGGCTCGCACAGTGGTTGAGCATCTGGATTGGGCGGAGTGCATCAAACGCTACGGTCGGGCAGGGACGCTGTTCTATCTCGACCCACCTTACTGGGGAACCGCCGGCTACGGCTGTGACTTCCCACTTGAGGAGTACTACCGTATGGGGGAGCTAGCCCGAGAAGGGAAGGGGCAGTTCGTGATCAGCGTCAACGACACACCTGAAATGCGTGATGCTTTCCAAGGCCTGACCATTAAAACTACTGAAATTCGGTACACGGTCGGGCAGCAGGCCACAGAGCCACGGGAGGAACTCATCATTACCAATCGTTAAGCCAGCATGGCTCCAGCAAAGGCCGCCCAAACGAGGGCGGCCTTTGCA